AATGCCTTATGCCAATTTATGTTAAAGACGGTGGTACTTTTCGTGAGATAAGCTCTGATGCTGGCTCACAAGTCTACGTGAGAGACGGTACCTCGTTTACTAACAAAACAATTACAAATGCTTACGTCAAAGATGGTGGCTCATGGCGCACGGTCTTTACTTTATTTGATACACCAGGAAGTTTTACAACAGCAGGATCAGGGACAACACAAATCGCTGTTCCAGCCAATGCTAATGCTATTCATATTAAACAAGCAGTTGGTGGAGGTGGAGGTGGTTACACAGGTGCATCTTATGACAAAGCTGGTGGTGAATCATCTGGACCAGGCGGTGGATCAGGAGCTTATATTTCTGATCGTGTATATACAGTTGTTGGAGGAGAAACTTTAACATCAGTAGTAGGAACAGGTGGTAGTAAAGGTACAGGTTCATATAGTGGTTCAGCAGGAGCAGGATCATTAACAAGTTTAACTGGATCAAGTACTAATGCAATATTTTCTTTAGCTGGTGGTGGAGCTTCTTCTGTATCAGGTGGTGGAGTGCAAGGACCTCTTCGATCTAATACAGCAGGTACAGGAGGAACAGCGACAGCGGGAACTTCTTTATCTTCTGGAACTACCGTGGACGGAATTAATATAACAAGTTTTTCAAGTGGCCCTACAAGCACTTTTAATGACTCAGGTAATGGAGTTACAGGTGGCAATAATGGTAACTGTGGTGGAGACAACTGTCAAATAAATGGTAGTGATGGTGCTGACTCTTACAGTGGTTTAGCAGGCACAGGTGGTGACGGCGGTAGAGTCAGTGTTCCTGCTACAGCAGGTACACAAGGTGGCGGTGGTGCTGGCGGTGGTGCTGAAAACTATGGATCAGGAACTGGTGGATCAGACGGTGGCGCTGGTGAATTAATATTTAGATTTATAAGGATTGCATAATGCCTCTTACTAAAATAGATTTTGCCCCAGGAATAGACAAACAAGACACGGAGTATGGTGCAGCAGGTCGTTGGATTGATTCTGATTTTGTACGTTTTCGTTATGGTTTACCAGAAAAGATTGGTGGATGGATAAGACTTATTCCAAATACATTAGTTGGTGTTGCACGAGACATGCACGCATGGACTTCTTTAGATGGTGTACGGTACACGGCCATCGGCACCGATAGAAAATTATATATTTATACAGAGGGTGTAGCATATGATATTACACCAACAAGAGCCACAGGTTCAATTACAGGTTTTACAACAACAGATGGATCAGCAACAGTTACAGTTACTGATGCAAGTCATGGAGCAGAGGTCGGAGATTTTGTTACTATATCTTCTACGTCAGGTGCGGTGAATGGTATTCCTGCAGCAACGATGGATGCAGAGTATGAAATACTAACTGTACCTTCAGCCAATACATATACAATTACAGCGGCAGCGAATGCAACAAGCACAGGAGCATCAGCGGAGACAGCGACAGCGACATATCAAATATCTGTTGGTACAGCCGTATCTCAATATGGTTACGGTTGGGGTACGTATGAGTGGGGTAAAGAAGCATGGGGCACGCCTCGTTCTACGTCTAACGTTACAATAGAAGGACGTAACTGGTCCTTTGATAACTTTGGTGAAGATCTATTAGCAACAGTTAATAATGGAAATACGTTTAGATGGGATACGTCTATTGGCACAGGAACACCTGCTGCTGTTATTTCTTCTGCACCTACTGTTTCACGTTTTAATTTAGTATCAATGCCTGACAGACATGTATTTTTATTTGGTACAGAAACGACGATTGGTTCAAGTACAACAAAAGATGATTTATTTTTACGATTTGCTTCACAAGAAGATTACAACACATGGATACCGACAGCTACAAACACAGCAGGTTCATTTAGAATACAAGACGGATCAAAAATTATAACGGCTGTACGTTCGCGTAACGCGGTATTAGTTTGGACGGACACAAGTTTAAATGCTTTACAATTTGTTGGCGCACCTTTTACATTTAACTTAACACAAATAGGAGCAAACTGTGGAGCTGTATCACTTCACTCAGCAGTAGATGTAAATGGCACAGCGTTTTGGATGTCACAAAATTCTTTTTATAAGTTTGACGGTGCTATTTCTAAAATGCCTTGTAGCGTGCAAGATTATGTCTTTGAAGATTTTAGCATTACAAATCAACCAGAAACATATGCAGCAGTTAATTCAGAGTTTAATGAAGTAACGTGGTTTTATACGTCTAATAATGCAACACAAATAGATCGGTTTGTTACATACAACTACCTAGAAGATTGTTGGTCAACAGGATCTTTAGCAAGAACAACATGGCTAGATTATGGCGTGTATCAAAAGCCGTATGCTACAGAATACTCAACAACAGGTATAGCCAATAACAATGTTATTAATGGCTTAACAGCAGGAGCTACAACTATATTTCAACATGAAACAGGTGATGATAATGATACCACACCGATAGATGCTTTTATTGAATCAGGTGATTTTGATATTGCAGATGGTCAACCTTTCTTACACATTGGAAGAGGTATACCAAACTTTAAAGATTTAACAGGCTCCGTAGATTTAACTTTAAAATTTAAAACATATCCAAGTGCAACAACAAGTACAACGGTGGTAAGAACTGTTGTTCCAACAACAGAAAAGTTTGATTTACGAGGACGAGGACGACAAGCTAATATTCGTATTGACAGTGACGCTATTGGTGATAAATGGCGGTATGGCACACTACGATTGGATGTACAACCAGATGGAGGCAGATAATGGCTAAGATTACAACGACAAGATTTCCTCAAGCAACCCCTGAATATCAACCTACTATAATTGATATATTAACAAGATTGTTAGAGCAAATTGTACAACAATTAAATTTTGGTTATCAACAAGATTTAAAAGATGAATCTACAGCAAGGACGTGGTTTCTTGGCTGATTCATTTAAAAGTTTTAGTTTAAGTCCGTCAACGACGGCTAGTACGACAGTATACACTGTTCCTACAGCGGATCAAAATAGTCAACCTCCTATACTACCTACTACAACTATTATAAAAAGTATTATAATATCAAATATTAGTGGTGGTACTGTTAATACAAAAGTAAGGATGTTGGACTCTAGTAATTCTAATTTAGAAATTTTATTACATGATGCTAATTTAGGACATCCTGAAGTAAAAGAAATACTAACACATCCAATTGTATTAGAACAAGCGGATCAAATAAAGATTGAAGCAGATACAGGTAATGCTGTTGAAATTTTGTTAAGTGTAATGGAAATAACGCAATGACATTTAAAAAAGTACAAGACTCAAAAGAAATTGGTAAACAAGTTATTGAAGGTCAAGAGATTCCTATTATCCAACCTGAAGTTCATATCGAAGTAAAAAACAAAAAGACAGGTGCTGATTATGGATCAGAGGATGAAGCTAAATTAGATATAGCTAATCCAAACACAGCTACTACATCTGATGATGTAGAAACTAATGTTCAAATTAAAGTAACAAAATTACCTGATGTGTTTGGTAAGACTAAGAATCCCTAAGCCCCACAGTTTTCACAGAAATCATCACAAATACATTTATCTAAATCACAGCCACAAGCTGGACAATTATTGTCCATTTGCCACTACCTTATGTTTTGCCATGTTTTCTTGAACAAACATTCTTTCGTCTTCTGTTAAAGGTCTACCCATACTAGGAGGTTGAGATTGACACGAACATCCGTCAACGTGTTTCTTGTGATCTCTTTCTACTGCTAATAAACGTTCATGATAGCGACTCACCTTGTCAGCGAGGACAGCTATGGCCTTCAATATTTCTTGGTTTTCCATATTTTCTCCTGTTGATTTAATTTTTGGGTGAGATCTAATTTAAACACGTCTGTCATTATTATCAAGTAATCTTTTTATAATTGTTTTCTTGACAACTAATTTGAAATAGTGTCCCAGCCATTTGGATGAGGTATACAGTGTTCTGTTTTTATACCTGGTTTCATTGTTAATAGTATGTCACCACTAATACTTATTCTAGCCTCTTCCTTTGTATTTACTTCTGTGTAATGCAATAACCCACTAGGAAACACTATTAAGTTATTTGTTCTTACAGGAATAATGTAACTAGAAAAATTAAATTGATTCCAATCAACAATATATTGATCAGTTGGTGGAATAAATAAACCTGTTTGTGCCGCTAATTCTTTTTCAAAACGTATGTTACCCATATCATTATTACGTACATAATAAACAAAACTAAAGTGACTAGCGGTGTGTTTATGACTAGCAATGTGTTGATCTTTAACGGTGTAAGTAGCCCATGCTTTTGTTATATGAACATCAAATTTATCAGGATTATATCCTTTTGCCGTCATAAACTCTAAAATAGATCTCTTTAATTTTATAAACAAACTAGAATATTTCTTGTCTTTATGTAAATTATCCTTTGCTTCTTCTAAATCAGTAAACATGGTGTTACCTTTAACATCAGTAGTTGCTGCTGTTCTACCTGGTTTTTCTTTTACAAAAGACTCTATGTGTTTAGCTATTGTTTGATTATCATTATCTACGTTAGTGCAATAAATAGTCTCGCCAAATAAACTATTGATTGTTGCTTCTTTCTCCATAACTCACCTCTAAATATTCTATTTTTGTTACCCAACCTTTTGGTATAGCGATAGCGCCGCCACCTGATATATCGTCTTTATCTTTACTGTAAGAGCGCATAATAATAACTTTTTCCTCATTATTATGTATCATCCACCCTACTTCTTGACACAAGGCTAACGGAGCATTTATCACATCTTTTATGTCTAACCATCCAGTTTCCGTGTCCCGTGCATCGTGCCACGTGAGACGAACCATAGGAACTTTCTTAATATCTATATCCATGTCTAATTTCTCATTGCACATTATATCAAAAACACTTATAAATATAGAATAAAATAGGCGCATTTATTCAAGCCTCGCCATCTTGCTTTTCAACGAAAAACTAGTTGCTATGAAGGATTATGCATGATGGAATTTGACGAACAGTTTATTGAGGATATCCCCCAATTAGGTATTGGTGGTTTCTTAAATAAAACATTTAAATCGGTAAAAAAAGCAGTAAAAAAGATAGCCCCTATTGTAGGCGGTGGTCTTGGTTTTATGATTGGTGGTGCTGCAGGCGCTGGTATTGGCGCTGGTATTGGCGATCTTATAGCAGGAAAAAAAGCAGACAAGGCTCTTAAAACAGCATTAATGGGTTATGGTATTGGATCGCTCGCAGGAGCATATGGTCCTCTTAAAGGTTTGGCTGGTAAAGGTTTACCTGGTGGTAGTTTTGCTATGGGAGATAATTTTAATGTTATCAAAGGTGCCCAAAATATGATGAGTGGTTTTGCTAGCCCAGATAAAGTTAATCTTAAAACTAAATTAAATGAGGCAAAAGAATTAGCATTCAATAATCCCACAAAAGAAAATGTAGATGCATATAAGAGATTACAGTATTTATCAGGCTCAAATAAACTTGGTGCAGGAGATGTTTTTAGTGGATCTAATTTATTAGTAGGTGCAGGTCTTGGAGGACTTTCTTACTTAGATGCACTTAAACAACAAAATGAATTTGAACCTGGCGACCCTAATGCATTAAATGCGCTTTATTACAACGATCCACAAGAGTTTCAAGTAGCAGGACAAGGTGTTAAACCTTATTACTACACTGATATGCAAGATCAATTTGGTGTACCTATTGAAGACTTAGCGGATGATTTTGTTCGTTATTCGGCAGAAGGTGGAATAATACAATTAGCCGATGGATCAAAAAAATATTTTCCGCGTAAAAACGGAGAGATAGAAGGACCTGGAACTGGTACAAGTGATGACATACCTGCAATGTTAAGTGATGGAGAATTCGTGTTTACCGCTAAAGCAGTTAATAATGCAGGTGGAGGAGATAGAAGAGAAGGAGCAAAAAGAATGTATCAAATGATGAAAAATTTAGAAAAAGGTGGTACACTCTCTGAACAATCAAGAGGAGTCGCATAATGTCAACAGCAACACAAATACAAAGAGAAGCACCAGATATTGAGGCTCGTAAACTTGGTTTAATAGATACTGCTAAAGCCTTAACAGAAAAAGGGTATACTCTTCCTGATTATGTTTTAGCTGGACTTACTCCTGAACAAAAACAAGCTTTTAGTTTAGCTTCGTCTGGTATTGGTGCTTATCAACCTTATTTAGATGCAGCTAAAGATTATACAGCACAAGGTCAAAACTTATTAAGTGGTATTACAGGAGCGCCGACGCAATCTCAATTAGACGCTTACATGAATCCTTTTCAACAACAGGTTATTGATGCAACAATGACGGAGCTTGATAAAAGAGGAGCTCAACAATCAAATCAATTAGCTGGAGATGCTGTAAGAGGTGGCGTGTTCGGTGGTTCGCGTTACGGGGTTCAACAAGCAGAACTTGCAGGGCAACAACAAGATGCAAGAGCGCAAGCTTTAGCCACTCTTAATGCACAAAATTTTGGTCAAGCAATGCAAGGCTATCAAGGTGAAATGGAAAGACAAAGAATGGCTGGTTTAGGTATTGCAGGATTAGGGGCTCAACAAGCTCAATTAGGTGCGCAAGCTCAAGGTTTAGCAGGTCAAGATATTCAATCATTACTTGCGGCAGGTGGAATGCAACAACAATTTGCTCAACAACAAGAAGATATTAAAAGACAAAATTTATTACAAGGTATTATGCAACCATATCAACAACTAGCTTTCTACGGTGATATTATGCAAGGTGCACCGTCCTCTTCTGCTGTGTTTAACACGGCTCAAGGATATGGCGGACCAAGCCCTCTTCAAGCTGGTATAGGAACAGGTATAGGAGCCTTAACAGGTTTAGCAGGCCTTAGAAAATTAGGAGTAGTGTAATGAGTGTTTTAAACAGATCAATGTTTAATAAACAAATTGTTAAAAGAGAAATGGGATCTCCTATGCAAGGTGAACAACCTTCAAAAACTTTTTTTCAAAAATTATTTGACGGAGGAACTGGTTTAGGAACTGGTGTAGGTCCTTATGGAGATAAAGAACAAGGTAATATTCTTGATTTAAGAGAATATGGTGCAGGGGTATATGATATTACAGATCCTCAATTTGTAGAATTTATTAAAAATTATCATCAAGGAGACGGTACGTTTGAAGAAGGAATTCAAACTTATGTTAATTCTTTAAAAACTGTTGAAAGAGCCAATGGATCTCCTATGCAAGGTGAACAAGTTAATACAGAAAACGTTGGTATCATGGATGGTTTTAGTGACGAAGGCGGAGAAGAAGAAGCTATGGCCATATTAGAAGAGGGTGAAAGAGCAAAAAATGAAATTGATGATACTAGTACTTACGATGAGTTAATGCGCTCTATCAGAGGTGATGATTTAAGTGAAGCTGATAGAAGGCAAGAGTTAGCTTCTTACGTTGGAGAAAAAGATGCGGAAGAAA